CCCACGATTCCCGTAAGAACCATGTTCCAAATGACCATTTCCATCTCAACACTTCCATGCGCGAAGAGACTTGTTAATCCGGCTGTTCGGGTCATTGGCCGTCTTAGCACTCGTGAGCTTGCGCTTCATGCCCGTCATCCGGGCACAGAACGATTTCTTACGAGGACCGCCTTCAGGCTGCGGGGCCTTAAGACCCGGCTTACCGGGGTTTGCACGGTTATAGGAAGCCCTGCCTTTGGCATTTAAGCCGCCAGCAGGATTTTTCCCTTCTTTCCGCTGCCAAGCGGGTGACTTAGGCATAGAACACCATCACAGAACCGATAGTCGTCACATCGACGTAGATATTGGTCTGGAAAACTAAGCCTTCTCCGGGGAGCAGGACATAGTTAGGTGCCGTGGACGAAGCAAGCGTATTGATGGTCATACGGACCGTGCCAGAAGCACCTCCGTCCCTAAACACCACGCTGCCCGCGCCAGCCGCAGGAACGATATAAACGGCTTTTACACGATTGCGTCCGAGATCATTCCCGGCTTGGTCCTGCAAAAGCCCGTCAGTCGTTCTGACACCGCTGGCTAAGACATCTGTTTGCATAGCCATTAGCGGCTCCTATTAAGCGATGGTTACGCCACGCGAAGCAAGGATCGCCCAACCCGCAGCGGTGTAGATCAGCGTGACCGAATCGCCAACCGCCGTAAACGTGACCGTGCTGAAACCGATCTTCGTGGTCGGGGTGAGTACCGCCGAGCCGCCGTCAACCGTGTGGACAATAACCTTGAGTTCACCAGCCGTACCGTCAGCAAGCGTCAGAGCCTGCGCCACGCCAGACGTGGTAAGCGAAGTGAAAGCGTTGGTGACGTCAACCGCACCAGCACCCGAGAGGGACTGCGTGCCAAGAACAACGTCCGTACCGAACGAAGAGTTGACGGTGACGGCTCCAGAAGTGCTGTTAATGCTGATCGACTGGAAGCCATTTTGGGACCGAACCGGCCCGGAGAACGTGGTATTAGCCATTAAAAATTCCTCACATGCGAGTTAATAACGGTGCCTATCAGTCTGCATGTCGTCAGTCGGGGCTGTCTGATAAGCGATGTTTCCCGATGAGTCCTATATAAACCTAAAATTCTTAAAAAGAAAGGGGGCCCGAAGGCCCCCTCGCTTTGCTCATCAAGCGCCCGGCGAACCGAAGATGCCCAATGGGTCCGACCAGCCGAAGCTATAACGCTCGCGGCTCTTGTATCGGACGTTGCCCGTATCGAAATCTCCATCCATTGAGTTCTGGAGCGGAGTACGGACAAAGTGCTTCATGCCGTTCGGAACGTCGGTCGTAAGGAACCAAGCGTTCGTGTCGGTCAAGAAGTGGTTAACGGTGTAACCTTCCGGAATCGAGCCCATCGCCTTCAACGCGTTGATGTCGTTGTCAGCGGTGGCAACGCGGAGTTCCGTATCGAGGAGGCGCTTAGCAACGAACATCAATGCCGGGGGCACGATGAGCTTGCGGGGCTTCGCCGCGATGAGGAGTCCACGTTCGTCGGTCCACAGAGCGATCTGAATAACAGCGGCTTCAAGCGAGGTCTCGTTGAGGTCCGCAGCCGTCAGACGGTTACTGTTGGTGCCGCCCGAAACAAGCGGGTGGCTGGCATTACAGAGCGACACGCCGTCGCCACCGGTATAGGTGGACGAGAACGCGTTGTTGAGAACCGAAGCAGCCTTGACCTGCTTCGTGTACGCCATAGCGCGAGCAAGAGCCTTCGTATAACGCTTGCTGAGCGAGTCGTACAGATTGTCTTCCACAGCCTCTTCCGTGATGGAGAAGCCGAGAGCAATCGTCTCGTGGTTGTAACGAGCAGTCCAAGCTTCCTGCGCGTTGTCATACGCAATCGCTTGGCCTTCCGGCTTGACCGGAGCAGCGGAGAACCCGCTGAGCTTCGTTTCTTCTTCAAAAGAACGCTCGGAGGTCTCAGTCTCGTAGATCTCCTTGTGCTCTTCGCCGTACTGCTTGTACTCCAGACCGAACAGGGCGTTCAGGCCGGGAAGCAGCTCTTTCAGTAATTGTGCACGTGAAATAGCCATTTCTTAGAACTCCCTATTAGGTGCCCGACGCGTTGTTATACGCGTGGTAGCCAGCATTGAACTTGACGATGAACTCGACAAAGTTGCCGCTGCTGTTGGCCGACTCAGGCACCACATCAACCACACGGAACGGCAGCGAAGTCGTCACGTTGTTGATGAAGACGCCCATCTTGC